GTAGACTGCTGTGCCGTAGTAGATGTACAGCGCATTGTTTAGTCCCGGAATCTTGTAGACTCGCTGTATAGACCAACTTTGGTTGCCGACATTTCCAAGAGTTCCGTCCCCGTCATCGTAATTTCCAAAATTAACGGTAGTGCGGGCAGTAGGATCTGTTCTATAAGTACCACCAGCATTTCTGTACAGGTAGAATAGTTGTTGCACAGGCACAGAAGAACTGTCTGTGACAAGACTTGGATTGTTGGGGTCAACATCCATGTTTGCGCCCAAAGCAAACGCAGTACCTGTAGTGTGCTGTATGCCGCCTGTGGTTCCGTATCCACTCATCACATAACCGTCTACCTTGAGTCCACCAAAGTAACGAATAAATGTTTCGTATTGTGCGCTTGAAGCGTAGGCTACGATTGGGTGGTAATGAACTCGGTTCACATAAGCCCGTGATTGGTGAACCGCATTACCAATTATTACGCTGTTCAGGTATTCGGTTTGCGAGAAATTGCTAGACGACTGCTGTAGATTTCCTGATGAATCAATACGGAAGAAAGTAAAGTCCGATGATGTCATTCCTGCAAGAGTAACACCTGTCTTGGCAGTCCATTGTATGGTTTGTAGACTAGGTGCAGGATATCCTCCTGTGTTAGCGTTTACCGTGACAATGATTCCTGCTCCTGCGGAAACATCCACTGCTGCTGTATTTCCTGAATTGATTGTAAGGACACCACCGTACAGGAGTCCTGTTTGAATTTCTTCAAGAAGACGATCACCACTCACTCCTCTTACGGCATCAGCATCCAATCCTGAACCTGCGCCGTCATTAGCAGATGTCCATACCTTGCCGCCATTAAATGTAATTCCACCTGAAGCCGAAATACCAGCACTAAAGGTTTGCAATGCAACAAAGTTATTTGCAGTTCCTGTGGTGACTCCGGTTACAGCACCAGTAAGACCATTGAAAGAAATTACATAAGAATCAACGGGACCAGTGGCACCAGTATTTCCTTGAATACCTTGAGAACCTGTTGCACCTGTTGCTCCCGTGACACCAGTAGATCCGGTAGCACCTGTATCACCTTTGGCTCCGGTGGCTCCTGTTGCACCAGAACCAGTATTACCACCTCCGCTAGACGAAATCGTAATTGTATTGCCCACCGGAGTCAATGTGATATTCGATCCGGCTGCTAGGGTTACTCCACCTATCAGTCCATTGAATGAAGAAATATAAGTTCCACCAGCAACAGAATCAAGAACTGAACTATATGCTTGAACATCAGTTCCTATTTCAAGACCATTAATATAACCACCAGATGGTAATGATAATACACCACTCTTATCAAATATCCAAGTATAACCAAATCCATTAAAATCTGTTCCAATTTGAACTTCAGTATCAGAAGCAGCAACAAATTGATTCAAATCATTACTGACTATTCCAGCATAACCACCTGTGCCAGTTGGTGCAACTAAATCTATACCACTAGCATTATAAAAATCACCAAGTTTTGCACCATTTGGTAATGTTAATGCACCATCAGCATCAAATACCCAATCTTTAGTACCATTATTGTATGTCCGCAAATTAATATTGCCACCATCTCTAGCATTTAATCTGATATATCCGCCACCAGTTCCTGTGCTAGTTTGACCACTTTCAATATTAATCCAACCACCTGCTCCAGAACCACCAAAGGAATCTCCTGCTTGTAAATTTAAATATCCACCCGAACCATTTCCAGAACCACGACCAGCACGAACTTTTATATCACCACCATTACCATCGACATTTCCACCAGGACCTGCCCACATATAAATGTCACCACCTTCGCCAGAGGTTCCGGTGTATCCAGGCGCGCCTTGGATTATTAATCTTTGAGCATTAAATGATCCAGAAGTTGATTCTGGTCCATAAATTATTGCTTGTTGTGGGCTAGCAAATTTTAATGTTTGTCCAGTACCAATTGGACTAGAATTGTCACTGAGAGGTACTGTGAGTGTTGGTAGAAGAACAGATCCGTTACTTTCTAATGAAACTTTGTATTCTGTACCATCTGTGCCATCCGTGTTTGTTAAACAAGGTACAGTAACATTACCACCAAATACTTGTTCAAAATACCATCTATTGTTGTTTTGTGTAGGATCACCAGTTCCTAGTTGTCCTTCGAAGTTATATCCGCATGAATATAATAATGATCTAATATTAGAATCGTAAATGTTTTTGTCTGTGACATAAAGCATTACGGTGTGTACATAACCACCCGCTATAGTTCCCGGTACATTTTCGGCACTAGTTATAGGGGAATAACCAATTTGTCTATGAGTAAGAAAAAAAGGTTCTTGTGTTGGATTGTATGCTAACTGTCCATATGAATTATCACCCCAGCCCCATATACTAGAATCATTAGCAATTCCATAAGATGTTGCAAATTTACTTGCTTTTATTTGTCTATATGAAGCATTACCAGACTGAGTTGGTGTATTTGTATCACCAGTTACACCTAAACCACATTGACCTAAATCATTTCTGCCCCAACCGTATAATAGATTAGAATCATCGAGTGCAATACTATATTCATCTCCTGCACCGATTTTTGTAAAATAAATGCCAGTATCAGAAGTTAAATTATAAGGAGTAATTATATCATCTATAGTTCCATCACCAAGTTGTCCGTGTGAATTTCCACCCCAAATACACAATTCATAAGGACCAATTACACCCTTGAGTGCCATACTATGATTATTACCAGCACTAATACGAGTCCAATACTCCTGATCATCAATCAGAGTAGGGACTGAACGATTATCTGTATCATTTAAACCTAACTGTCCTCTATTGTTACGTCCCCATCCATACAATTGTCTACCATTATTACTTCTAATAGCCAAACTAAAACCATTACCAGCCGCTATGGCACTCCAAGTTTCAGAACCACCATCATTCATAAGAATCTGTGTTGGTGTATTTACTGGATCTCCATTACTAGCACATTGATTATATTGATCACTTCCCCATACCCACAGAGTTCCATCATTTTTGAGTGCAAGGGTATGATCAAAACCACAATCTACCACACTCCAGACTGGATTATCATCAACTATCGTAAAAATTGATCTATTAGCATTTGGATTTCCACATTCGGAATTTGTGTTAATTCCACAAGACCATAAAGTTCCATCAGTTTTAATCGCTACAGTAAATAAACCACCAGCAGAAACATATCTCCATACATCTTGATTTATTATAACAGATTTATTATTTCGTTGGATATCTCCATCAAAAGGAATCGTTAAGTTTTTATCAAAATTCCAACTATAATTTGGAAATGTTAAACTAAAATTATTTTCTGTAAGATATGCGGCGGAAGTGTTATAATTGCTTAAACCAACTATTTTATTTGGTGAATTTACTCCCAAATATATTTCACCATTAGATAATTCACCTAGGTTAGCATCACCAGGCAATAAAAGTATACCAGTAGTACCAAATACCCAGTTATAAGTATCGGAATCTGTTCCAACAATAACATTACCATTATTTTTCTCAACTTTTACATAATGATCATCTTCACCCAAATAAAGATCAACTGTTGTTGGATCTGCTGAAACTAGATGTATATGATGATTTTCTACAGCGTGTGCACCATTATCAGTAACAGTAATTTGTGTACCATTAGCACCCCAAGAACCGGCAGTAACACCAACAACAGTTAAAGTAAATGTAGTTGCTGTTGAGTTTGCAGGAATTGGTAAAGTAACTGTTGCAGTTTGATTTAGTTCACCATAAGGAAGTAATTCGGTAAAAACTCCGGTTAAACCTGCTAAACCTAATTGTGCTGGATCTGCTATTCCTGTTATTTCATATTCAAACTGAACAGAATAATTAGCAATTGAATAATTAAGATTTGTTATGGTTATAATTAGATTTTGATCATTTACAATATAACCGCTTGCTGTTATACCAAATATACTAGTTGGACGAATTACAAGTCCTTGACCAGTCAAACCATTTGGTGGGGTCAATATCATATCACTTCCGGTTTCACCGATTCTTCCACCCAGAGGTAATGTTAATACACCATCAGTATCAAGTGTAACTATCTTTGTATTGTTGATTAATTGATACACATTAACATTTCCGGTTTCACCACCAGAAACACTATTTACAGATGAAATACCAGCACCAGTTCCACCACCAAATGACGAAATAGTTATTATATTATCTGAAGAGGTTAGGGTAATACCACTTCCGGCAGATAGTGTAACACCACCACTTAGTCCATTAAGATTGCTAACATACCCACCAGTTATACCGGAAGATACTTTATCCCATGCATAACCATTCCATATCCATGTTATACCGTTAAATGTGTATGAATCGCCTTCAGTTGGATTGTTAGGAAAATTTATTGCCATTGGTATTCCTATTTATTAAAGTTCTACCCATATGTAACCAGAAACACCTGTAATTGCGGTGTATAAAATACCTTCATCGGTTCTAAACCAACGATCTCCTGCTACTATATCTGCCAAATTTGGTGCAGTTAATCCCTCAGTAAATCCTGCTGCTCTGATAGTTTGTGCAGCACCAGTAAAACCTACAGAATAGTTTGAAGATCCAGATTGCTGAAGAAAGTAAGATCCGGGTCCAGGAGCCTCAATTGTTTCGCCCGGTGGTGCTGTGTATAATGGTGCATTAAATGCACCAAATAGCGTAGTGAAGTTAACAATACGCATAGCACCACTTTTTGCTTGATACGCAATAAAATCTAAATTACCGGGAGCAGCATTTGCCATTGTTTGCCCGGCATTTATATAATTCAATCCAATAGTTAAAGTGTTTCCCTTATAAGTTCCGGTTATACCCTGACCAAAACTAAGAGTAATACCACCACTTAATCCATTGAATGTCGTAATATAAGGACCACTGATTCCAGAACCAGCAGGGCCGGTGGGACCTGTTGGTCCAGTAGAACCACTGCCACCACCACCAGAAATCTGAACTTCTACACCTTTACCCCTACGAACTACATTGACACCAGAACCAGTAAAGTTAATGTCATTTACCGATTTTAGTAACTGCGTTTTATTAAATTGTATACCAACAGCACCACCACCAAGAGAAGTAAGATCAAATGTTCCCTTTGTTCCAGATAGAGAAGTAATTAACTTCTCAATCTTAGTAGAATCAAAACTTAAAGAACGCGCTTTTGCGTCATATACAAGGGGATATGATGCAGAGATAATACCAGAGGGTCCTGGTTCTCCTTGATCACCCTTCTCTCCTTGCTTTCCGGGGTTTCCGGGAGTTCCATCTTTACCATCTTTTCCGGCTTTTCCATCTTTACCATTCTTACCATCTTTGCCAGCAAGCCCATTTTCACCTTTATCTCCTTTTTCACCTTTTGCTCCGGTCGCGCCAGTGGAGCCGGGTTCGCCTTTGAGTCCCGGTTCTCCACGATCACCCTTTGGTCCTTGCGAACCAGGCTTTCCATCCTTGCCTTGCTTACCAGAAGAACCGGGTTTACCTTGTAGTCCTTGAGGACCAACATCACCCTTTTCTCCTTGCTCGCCCTTCTCTCCGCGTTCTCCCTGAGGACCTTGAATTCCGGGAATACCTTGTTCACCAGTATCACCCTTCTCTCCTTGATCTCCCTTGTCTCCCTTTGCTCCACGATCACCAACAGAACCCTGAAATCCACGAGGACCTTGTTCGCCCTTTGGACCCCTTTCACCGGGGGTTCCTTCTTCTACAATTCTCTGTTGAATTGTTTTATTCACGATAACAACCTTTGGTTCTTCTTCAAGAACTACAGGTTCAACATATGGATTAAAAGATTCTTGAATTAGTTTAGTCGATCCCTGTAGTGTTAGTATCCCTTTTGGTGTGTTTATATTAACTACAGATAGACCAAAACCGACTTGCTGTATATCTCCAACCTCTTCTGTTATTGTAACAACTGTTCCGGCATCCAAACCAAACTGATTATTGCAAAGAACAAACTTATCGCCAGCAATTGGTTTGCTAACAATAATCTTGGAAGAACCCTTTATTTCTTCCTTGAGTTCATTCTTGTTATAATCAAAAAAACTTTTCATTATGGGTGAAGAATTTTCTTCCTAGATTTATTCTGTATAGTAAGTGATAGAACTTTCTTACCAGAAGAGTAAACCTGTTTACTGGTTACTACTTTATACTTTTCTGTTAGTTCTATCTTCATCGGGTTACTCTCGGGGAAGAATCAAATCGTCCTTCAAGCATTCTTACAACATTATTACCAGTTATGCCTAGAATACGAAGATCATATACAAACTTACCAATAGGCATGTTAGACATTCCAGTTCCAGTTGCAGTTATGAACACACCACCAGTATAACCAGTTACTCCATCATAGGAACAGTTTAGGGTTATACCACCATATCCAAAAGTATTACCGATAGTAGCACCACATGGATCTGATGTGAAGAACGCAAGAACACCGTCCATTTCGTATGAACGACGAACTTGCATTTCTGCTGTATAATCTGATAAGTCTACTGGGTTATCATCTTCATCCAAATAACGAATATGGAGGAAAAAGTCCGAACCCTGTTCTGCTGGTATATCGTAATTGGCTGACATAGATTAGCTCCTAACTAATCTATTTAGTTATCGGCTAACTCGCTCTTTTTGCTTGAAGGCTTTGACTTTCTTCTGTTCTTGCTTCTTTTCAATCTTTTTTTCTGCTTTAGACTCTAATTGTTTGATTTTTATGTCAGTAATAATTTTTTCATATTCATTTAAATTATTCTTTACTCTTTCCAGTTCTTTTTCTGGTATGAGTTTACGATCAAGTAGAGCCTTGCAAGCGTTATAACCTTCCTGAATCTTTCCAGCATAGAAAGCAGTACTTCCGATTTCATCCAAAATACCATAACGATATACATCATTATCGATGAATAGAATATCATCCTTTGGATATGGAATTTCAGCAGCCATACGAGCAAAAGCATAAGATAGAGCAGGTTTACCGTTTAGACGATATATTCTAGCAATTTGGTAAAATGGTTCTGCCCTAGTAGGACGAGCATTGTATGCATCTAAGAATCCCTGTTGAATCTCAAGCCAAGGTTTATTCTGTAATGCACGACACATAGCAATTCTATAGATTGAGTAATATATTTCTTCTGGCCATCCACCCATCTCTACTCTTTTAGTATATGCAACTTCTGCCTTTTCCCACTGTTGAGAATCAAAATAACTTTGCCCCAGATAGAACTGGTAGCGAATATTTCCTGGCTCATCAATAAGTGCCTTTTCTAGAAGTTCAGCATCTCTGGTATACTTCTCTACCGGATCAATACCAACATTTCTTGCACCCATAGTTCTAGCAACTATTCTGTAGCCATTTTCTAAACGCTGAATGTTTGGTGTCTTTCCCTCTATGGATGGATATTCGTGTAGAACACCAAAATACTTCCAACCAGAATTGGCTTTAAAAATCTGAGTTCTCCACCAAGAGAAATCTCCGCGACCCATCAAAACCGCATAACCATCTGCATCTTTGATTTGATCTAGTGGGAACTTACCTTCTACATAATCGTCTGCATCGATCATGAAGATATAATCGGCTTTACCATCACATAATTGAAGGGCTTCGGATCGATTGTGTCCGAAACTTACCCACGGACGCTCAATGAGTTCTCCGGGTATACCCTTCTCTGCAAAATAATTTTTGATTAGTTCTTGGGTTCCATCAGTGGAACCAGTGTCAACGATTACCCAGTAATCAATCTGGTCATAAATTGTATCAAAGCATTCTTTGATAATGTGCGTTTCGTTTTTTACGATCATTGAAAGACAAATAGTTGACATGATAAAAATCCTTTTACTTTATTTATTCCAAATTTGTGGGTAATCTGTGCAAACACCATAAACATTTACTGGAATTAGTTTTTGTTCTAAAACAACAGTAACACCAGTTTCAATATAATTATTTGGGTAACACCACGGTATCTTTTTACTGGTTAATGTCATTTTGTCGCTCTCATGCCAGAACCAATTTAAGTTATAGTTTTGGTTTGAATTAAGCCAAGAAACTGCTTCAAAGTTTTTTGCGTGTATCCATGCAAAATCAGAGATAGCAAACAAAAAGTATTTACTTATATTAGTTTCTGGTTTATCATGTCCAAGATACAATTTGTTATCTTGCAACCATAAATCAATCTCAACATCAAAACCAAGAGATATACATTCATCAATTGCCCATTGTTGATTTTCTCTTTTTAAATCAGACCCATTAAGATTTGCACGATGACTTATAATTTTCATAATGTATTTTCAACCTCTGCTATGATTGAATTAACATTTAGTTCTTCTGCATCTTGCCATACTTGCTGTATAGAATAGTCTGCAATTTTTCTTTGCTCTACCATGAAATCTTTTTCAGTACTAAATTGACAAGAAACACTATTAAGATGTGTTCTGTGGTAAAATATAGAACTTTCATCTTTTGCTCCTTTCAATTTATGTGAATATATGAACTGTAATTGTTCATAAATGGCTGAACCTTTTTCTACTTTATCCACTATACCAGAATTGAGCCAAGCATCTTTCTTCATCATACTAGAATGGGAAAAAGCATAAGACCCAGTTCTTATTGTGTCTTTAGAAAGAATTGAATGCTTACAGATATCAGGACTAACTACACCATTAGTTTCATTTATAACTTGAACTTTACTCCAAGATAATTCCAATTCGTTTGATTTCATGAAAGAAATTTGATTTTGTATTTTATCCAAAGACCACATATCGTCATAATGAGAAAATGCGATATACTTTGATTCATATTTTTCCCATTCGGTATAGATCTTCTTCCATATTCCACCACGACGCATAAAGTAATATGGTTCATATAGACTAATATCAAATCCAGATTCAGCCAATACATGAGCGGCTTCAGATGGAAGATTATTATCAGCAGCAAACACTACTTTATATGAATAGGTCGTCTGTTGATTTCTTAAAGATTCAACACACCATTTTAGATATTTTACTACAGGTGTTCCGGGAGATGAAACACCAATAGGTATTACTATTGTTAAATCGTTCATCTAAACAATTCTTTCCAATTTGATCCATATTTCTCAGACATTACCCATTCCATTTCTACATATGCTTCTTTATCTAAATTAGAATATGTTTCATCACCAACATTTTTACGGTATGTGTATTGTCCATGATGATTAATTACTACACCATCATACATGTAAATTTCTTTACCAGCCTTGTGTAATTGAGTATAGAAATCTTTACCAGAACCATAACATCTGCTCAGTCTTGGGTCTTGACCACCAACAAGATTCCAATCACTTTTACGAACTAAAATTGGTGAAGTATCGTCCATAGTAATCATACCATGTTGATTTGGCATAACTCTTCGATATCCCCCATTGTTGTTTGGATCATAAACGGTAAATCGATCACCAATATAAACTGGAGTTGCATCCTGATTTAGTGCTGGATGGATTACTGCTATATTTGGATTGTCTTCCATATGAACCACCATATCATGAAGAATATCTGGTTCAGATCTAAATGTCATATCATTGTGGAAGAAGAAGATGTATTTAACATCTTGCTTACGATTAAAGTAATGAGCAGCCATAAGAATGGCACCCATTGTTCTTCCGTTAACTAATGTCTTGATTGTAGTATGTTTCGATGGTGGTGCTTTATCTGAAGCATTATCAAGAACACAGATTTCATAGTTTGTCTTAGTTAAATTCTTAACCAAGTTCTCATAGGCATAATCTGTTTCTACTGGAAGATTGTAATTAAGAAGAGCAATACCAACTTTTGGCAACATAATATAAATCCTTTTATTTACACATATATTTATCGTCAACGAGTGATGGTGTTTTTATAACCAACAAACATGCATCTTCAATACATTCAAATTCATTTTCAACATTTGGTGGGATGTAAATGATGTCATCTTGTCTCCAAATCTTTCCTAACATAAACACAACACCACTGACAACAACAGTATATTCTGTTGTTTCTTTATGATAATGTTTTGGATCTTTATCTCCCTTTTTGTACCGCTTTATTCCAATTTCTATATCCTTAGATTGAAATAACGATGGTAAAAAATCACCAACTAACCATCCTTTAATGAAAAGATTTAGATTGTTGTTTTTAAACATTATGATATTGATTTTAAATATGTATTCAAGTCTTCAGGTGTACCGATTCCATGCATTTTACTCACATAAAATGGAATTAACATCTTTCCATCTGAAATGTATTCATTATACACAGGAGCAACATAAAACTCACCATTTACTCTGATGTTTTTCTGTATCATCTGCTCTGCATACTTGACATAATCTGATCCTTTTCGATACCAATATATACCGCATGTTGCAATATTTGATATTGGATTCTTTTCCTGTAATTCGGTAATAACTCCACGGGAATTAACACGAACAAACGACCACTTTGGATGTAGTGCGTTAAATGTAAAAATTATTCCATCGGCTGGTGTCAGTGATTTTAGTAGTTTAAAATTTTCAGCAGAGTATTCTATGACCTGATCTGAATTTGCAATTAAAAGTTCTTCATCGTCATTGATCAGATCTTTTGCTAATAGAGTGGTGCAAGCAGCACCTTCCGTTAGACCATCAACTTCTACAACTTTATACTTACCGTTTGTAATCCGATCAAGTGTGGTACGCAATCCACTATACTTCTCTAGATGTTGTTTACGAACCAAAAAAATATAGGTTGCATCAAAGTCCAAGTTTTCAGTTACAACTTGAATCATTGGTTTTCCGTTTACATCTATAAGTGGTTTTGGAAAAGTATAACCTTCTTTTGCAAATCTACTACCTTCACCGGCCATTGGTATCAGAATTTTCATAATCAAGAATTCCTTAAAAGTGAACTAATTATATTTAGATTAACTTCAGTAGTATTTTTAACTATAAAACATTTACCAACTTCTGATGCTTTGGCTGCCTCTATTCCTTTTGGGGAATCTTCTACAATAATGGTTTGATTTGGATCTGCATTTAATTTTTCAATCGCAATATTGTAACAATCTGGTGCTGGTTTATTATTTTTTACATCTTCATTGGTAATCAGTAAATCCATGTATTCTAATTGACCAGTTGCTTTAAGCATTTCTTTCGCAGTTTCTCGTATAGAATTAGTAACACATGCAATTTTATAACCACATGCTTTAATGTGTTTATGCATTTCTATCTTTTCTGGCATAATTTTTGCATGTTCTGTGATTGTAGACAAAGTATATAATTGCTTTAGTCGGTTTATATCTTTTGCCTCATCATCTGATATTCCCAACATGTTTAATTTCACATGTGTTGGTAATCCGTTATAAACTGTAAGATGAAGATCTCTAGGAATTGGTTGCTTTTGCTTCATGATTAATGCTGCATTTAATGCTTCATAATGCCAATCACATGCATCTACTAAAACTCCATCTAAATCAAATAAAATTGCTTTATTCATGCTCTACCTCTGAATCCATCGTTATTTGCTAACCACATATACAATGCCTCTTTAGATACATCCGATGGTACTGCATCCATTAAGACTTGCATCCAATCTTCGCCATACTTGGCAACAAACCCTTCCTTCATGTTTTGTCTAGCCAAAGTTGCAAATTGATTTACTTCTAGTTTCTCTCTGGTTATTTCTTTATTCTTGTACGAAGTAAATGGATCATGAAACACACCAACTTTGTCGGTGATATAAGTTCTGAATCCATTTTTATGTAATTGATATGGCATATCATAGTCTAATCCCCACCCATAGAAAAATCTATTGTCTAGGAAGTTTTCACCACATACATTCCATGCCTGTGCTGATATCATAGGACAAACTATTTCAGAAAAACTTTCTTTTCGAGTTTCATTATCTGTCATTTTGCATAAACGACGGAATCCCGAATGCATATTACTCTGATATGGATGGATTTGTCCACAATCTGGATTTTTCTTCATCTCATCATATAAAATACTAATCATATCTGTATTGTCAATAAATTTTGCATCATTCACAAATAACATATATGCATCATATTTTTCACCTGTTTTTGATTTAAGAAGTGCATCTGCATATGATTTTAGGAAATTAAAACCACGAGTCATCCTACAACCATCTTTGATCCATAGTGTTGCATACTTTGAACAATTATCTAAGCCGGAACCAGTTTCAATTACATGAAGATCGTAATCGACTCCTTTAGTTAATTTTATAATATTCTCGCAAAGAGAATCAGTTAACTGCGGAAAATTATGACTAACGAGTAATACACATACTTTATTCATACCAAATGCCTACTTCTTCATTATAATTTTGTGTAAAAAGTTGATTCCAATTATGCCCATATTTTTTAGTCATAACTTCTATCATCTGCAATCCAGCTGCAGTATAGTACTCATTCGAGTTTTGAAACTCAGAATCTAATCCTAAATTATATGTTGTTGATGTGTTGTGCATCACAACTAAATCATGATTAATTGCCACTTTCATTCCATTTTTTCTTACTAAATATGAACTTTCATGATCGATTCCCCATCCAAAATAAAATTCTTTAGTAAATTCATTTCCTATTGCATCTAGTGCCTTTCTAGAAAACATAGGACACACAAAATCATATTCACATACAATTTTAATACCACCTCTATCGATGTGTTTTATATCGTAACAAACTTTAACATTTTTTGACAAAGCAGGATGTAATATGCCTATTTTAGGATATTTTTCAAAAAAAGAAATCATACTGTGTAGAGGATCAATTGATGTTTCGAAAAAACAATCATTTGTGAAAAACCAAATATACTCTAAATTAGTATTTGAATTCATTGCAGCTTGTATGATGTGATTAAAACCACAAGTCATTCTGCAATTGTTTTCTATTCTATGAGTAGTAAATTGTGAAATTTTATCAATATCCGAACCATTATCAAATATGATAATATCACACTCGGTTTTCAAAACAGATTTTAAATTAAAATAAAGTCTATCAGTATAAGATGGATTATTATAACTTAATATACCAATTACAATTTTACTCATATTTAAATACTATCCCCTCAATTGAGGTTGTTTTGCCATCTTCTTTATTATAATGAATCTCTGTATCTTTCCAATACTCACCCATACCAACTTGAAGATAATTTGGGCAAAGATATGTTGTAAAATTTGATCGGGCAATTACACGAGTTATGAAACAATCTACTGGATTAAACAGTTGGTATTCTTCAACTAATTTTACTAATTTATCTGCTCCGCTTTTAGTAACGATATAACCAGTAGTTCCTTCCGTTGTTTCCCAATCCAAAACGCCAGGTTGCATCTTTACAGTTAGTGCATCTGTTATACTTAGAAACTTTCTTTTACCATTTGGAAAATTAGGTGCAACTGATTGACATAAAATCATATCAATTTCTTCTGGAAATTCAGTTTTACAAAATTTATCCAATTCAGTTTTATCAAACATAAGAGATGCATCATCTTCTAAAATTAGAAATGAATCAACATCACTATTAATTAGTGCTTTCCATAAAGTATAATGGCTAAAGAAACAACCAACTTCTCCAATCTTTAATAATTTTCTCTTAGCGAATGAATCAAATACCAAACTGTCAGTTTTTAATTTAAGAGTTAGATCATTAAATTTAAATAATGTATCTGACCATGTAATGTTTGATTTATCTGCTGCATCAAAAAAACAAAAAGAAATTTGTTTATCGTTTAAGTGTTTTTCTATTAGTAATCTTCTATTTGAAGTTTTTCTACTTATTACTTTTACTGCTATATTCATGTTTGCACCTTGAAAGTATTATAATTCACATTTTTATTTGGATCTGTTGATGGATCTGGTATTGTTATTTCTTTGTCTTTTAATAGTCTAACTACAGAAAATGTATTGAGTGTGTAATTCCATTTATCTTTACATCTGTAAGCCCACTCTACATCTTCTCCCTGTCCCCATACTCGTCTATAGTCAAGTGGATTCTCTAACATAAACTTTCGTTTTACACACATATATGAACCGCCAACATACATGTTTGTTTTAGTTTGAGATAAATCATTGTATGAAATATATTCTATTGGTCGGTTTAATGTAATCCAATCCCAATATCGATTTCCTTTTGTAGTTCTAATAGGATTTGAACAAACATCCCAATCATCACCAAACTGTAGATAACCAGTATACCAATTTTCACACAGAGCAATATAATCATGCATAACGCAAACATTTTCATATTTTGCATTTTGTACGCCTAGATTCTTCTTCATAGTAATCCAGCCAGGAACTATGGTTTCTTCAAATACAATATTATAATTTACCTTAGATTTATTTTTTTCTAAAGATTCATTATTTGGACCAACTAATATAATTTCAAATTTGCTTTTTGTTAAATTCGTTTGGTTTTTAATCGAATCTATAATTTTATCTAAGTAAATACCATCCAAATAAGATATTATAAAAGACCACTTCATGCTATTAATGTAGATTTAAAATCATTATGCACATAAACATCATCTTGTCGATTCATGCAACCAACAAATTTATAACCATATTTCGCCAAATGTGCCCTGCTGATATCTACTCGTTGCTGTCCACCTTCTCTATATTCATCTGTCTCAAATGTTATTACATTGAATTTATACTTATGAAAAGGAATTTTCATCAAGCATTCAAGAGTCAGTTCAGGTGGTTCTAAATCTAAAGACAAATAATCAATAGTTTCTGGCATATTATTTTCTTCAAATAATTTGATATAATCAATAATTAAAGCATCTGATAGAACATGCTTAGTTTTTGGTCTGTGTGATTTCCAAGTCTCTCCATTACTTCCAATATAATCTTGGATATCAACACCAATTCCAGTCCAATTTAACTCGGTTTCAAAGAAAAATGTGTTGCTTATTTTTAATGGTTCAAAGCATCCAATATCAACAAATGTTCCATTTTGTTTTTCACCTATTATTTGTAGTACAACTTGATCTTGACCAATTTGTGATTTAAAATTTGTTTGATTCATAATATAAAATTATCCTTTATTTTATTTATAGTAAATGCTGTATCAATTGATATAACTTATCATCCGCAGATGCTAAATTTATCACTCTGTTTAAATTGTCATGCACTGCATCTAATTTAGATTTATACAATTCTTCTGTTAACATAGTAATATCAAAATTAGAATCTAATTGGATGATACCATCCATATTAAAAACATCGCCTATTGTTGGGCTTCCCAAATACACAGGTATAGTTCCAGTTGCAAAACAATCAGTTATCTTTTCCGTATAATAGTTGTCATAGAAATCATTTTCAACAACAACAGAAAACATATAGTCTTTTAGACCATACATTTTGCTCATCCACGGACGAGTTGGATCTGTATCTGGTAGCCGAGGTGAACCACATGCACCACCAAATAAATCTAAATGTTGTTTAAACCTATCTGCATATTGATGACGAATCATATGACCTTTAGTCATTTGTTTAGCAGATGCAACCATGCTGGTTAGTTTTGTTTTTGAATATACACCATATTCAGTATCAGGAATCCAAGGTAAATTACTTCCAGATGGACAGTATTGAAATACTGGGGAAAAACTTGCAAGTTGTTTATCAGAAACAAAGATTTTCTTGAATCTTTTTTCTAGATCAGCAAAATTCCAACTTAAAAAAGTTGATGTGTCTTTTACTATTGATCTAGATTCACATACCCATCCATATAAATTTTTAACAGTAACAGGAATTAAGTTATAGTGCTGAATGGCATTATCGATTAATACCAGATGATCTAATGGACCATGTGGTGCAAATTCCCATCTAAAATTCTTTGGTTTACGATTAGAGCAGGAAGAATGTTGTGGTTCAAATGGAAACCCATAACCATAAAGTATATTCACACCTTTACCTCCATAAAAGAATTACCGGGAGATTGCCATTCAATTAAGTTATCACTATAACCCATGACCTTTAATGCTTCTTTCTTTGAAGGTGCATCTGAAAGTCCCATCATGAATACAGTATTCTCATCTTGCTTTCCAGGCCAAACACAATAATTTCTATCTAATATTGCAATTTTCTTATTTTTAATATATTGAGAAAGACAACCAAGAAAAGTTTCATGATCAAATAGATTTCCTTTGGTTTGACGAACAAACTCACAATGAGCAATCCATGTACGAAGAAAGTCTAGTGTGTCTGTATTATAATTAAACCAAAGTGGAGATGCTTTGGTTGTGATGAGATTCCGTGGATCTTCACCAGCAACACCAACATTGATTCCCATATTACTAAGCCCATCAAACGCAATTGGTTGCTTCATGATAAAGGTATCAATATCCAACCAAAGAAGTGGTCTTTGATGCTGTGTGAGTTTGGAATAAATGTATTTTGGTTTTAATAGGCAGTTATTTTGATAACTGCCTTGAGATTGAAGTTCAGAAACTTCATGAGGAATGCCAAATTGATTACATTCCGAAACAAACCTTTTTGCATGATCGCTATAATAGGTTCTACCATCTACATCACAAAAATAACTAATCACAAGTGTATTCATATTATTTACCTATATGGTATTTAGGAACTAATTCCCATTCCTTTTTCTCTTTATATGGAATGATTTTAAGTTGAGCAATACTTAATTGATGATTCTTATACTTCTCATCTAGTGGAGTAATCAATCCCCATTCAGTGAGTAGTTTAACAATTGTATTGCGTCTTGCAATATCATTTTCACTAGTATCTGTCTCTAGCCCATCAAGAGCCAACAGTTCCTTGAAGTGAAGGATTGCATATCTGCCTCGTTTATGCAGTATATGACAACTTTGATATAATTTTTTTTCTTTGCGGGAAGAAACGCCAATTCGTGTTAGCGTTTCTTTTACTTTGAGGAAGTCATCTTCATGCTTTAGACTAACTTCAACGCCGTATCCTTGAAAAATATCTTCCGTGTTATTCATAGTAAACCATTTCTTAAATACCTAATGCCTCTTCATTATTGGCACAGATATTTAGTATATGGCTACTTTTGACCACCAGTAAAGGTCTGTTCCTTTAGTAGTTGAATGTCCTTCTCAGAAAGCAGAGGAAGCACATCTTTGGCTGTCTTGTGAGAGTAATTATAAACTTGCTTGAGCATATCAATTACTTCACTCTCCTCATCCTTGAGCCATTTGCTGAAACGCTTTCTTTGCCGTACAGAAAGACGCAGATAATCGAAGTGCATCTTCTTTGGGATGGATGGAACCTCGTTCATCTGATTAGATTGCAGCACGGTGTCAGGAAAGTAGGATAAACACCGATTTACGACATAGGGGGTGTAGTCCTTTTCGTTCAGGTTATTCTCTCCATCTAGGAGACTTTCCTTTGAGTAGTTAATTGCTGTTAAGAAGTCGCCTAATTTCATTTGAATTCACATCCCATCATTAGTTCAACCACACAAGCCACCATATTGATCTCCTGATCAGCCACAAACGCTGACTTGTACTGATACTCCGCAATAGTCAGAATGGCAGTGGGAATAGATCCAGACTTCAGATACTCATATAGACCCTCGTAGAGTTTACGGAAGATATGCTGTGGATCGTTGTCCATGTTGGAGACAACCCAAGAACGAGCCGAACTAAAGTCCTTCTCCTTCATATACCCCATCAGATCCTTGATCTTCAGTTGACCGGCTTCACTGAGAATACCGACATCAATCACACCCGCAGCAGAATACCTCTGGAGTTCGTTTAAAGTCCTTCTGAAGTCAGGGAAATGCTTTATAATGAGTTGGGACAGAACTTTGCTATCGAAGTCGATCTTTTCATTCTTTAGCACAAATTCACACCGCTTCAGGAACTGCTTGGCTAATTCTGGCTTCTCTTTTGTGGGGATGCTAAAGTCGATACAGGTGCAACGAGAATGAATTGGCTCAATGATCCGGTTCTTGTAATTACAAGTCAGAATAAATCGGCAGTTCTTAGCAAACTCCTCAATCGCACCACGCAATGCTGGCTGAATAGATTGAGCATTTGAATAATCAAACTCATCAAGGATAACTACCTTCTTAGATGCAGACAGTGAAATGGTAGAAGCAAACTGACGAATCTTGGTACGCAGAGTATCAATATTGCCATCCTCTGAGCAGTTGATTATAATCCAATCCGCGCCAAGTTGATTACAGAGTGCGCGAGCCACACTAGTCTTTCCTGTTCCTGCTTTACCGGATAGGAGAAGATTAGGACACTCACCAGACTCTACGATATCCGTGAAAGTTTTCTTCAGAGATTCTGGAAGAATACAATCATCGATTGTTTTTGGACGATACTTTTCTACAAATAGATTGATTTCGCTCATAATATACTCCAATAAAAAAGGACGACTGGAAACCCAATCGTCCTTTTGAACTCGCGGTTTCTTTTAGTTATTGTAACTGCTAGATGACTCTAGTGCAACCCAATACTTCAAGGAAAGATCCTTGTGAGTAAATTGGCTGATAACAGACTTGGCGATCTGTACCTCATATTCTCCGGGAAGGAACTTCAGATTCTCAATACGGAAGTCGAATGAGAATTCTGCGTCACCCTTATGATCACCAAGAGTTACGCTAAACTGATTGCAAGTCGGATCATTCTTGTCGCAAACAACGCCAATGATCTTCTTACCATCAGTTGTAACGGAGAGATGGGGAAGTTGTAGAACTGATGAAGCACGAACGAGTTCATCGAACATACTCTCAGTCAGATCAAAGTTAACTACTGCTTCTGGCATGCTGATTGACTTTGTAGGAACAGTCAGCAACTTTGGCTCAGAATAGTAATACTTAACCTTCGATCCGTTACCACCAGAAACGGTAACATACTTATCCTCAAACTCAAACTCAGCATCCTTGAACAGTGAAACTGTACCAAGGAACTTGTTCATGTCCCAAATACCAAACTCGGTATCAAACTTCTCATCAACGGTCGCCTCAGCCATGACATTCTTGGCTGGAGCAACGGTAGCAATCTTGTTGCCTGGCTTGACAAGAAGATTGGAGTTGATTGAAGTAAAGTTCTTTAGAATTGTTTGTGTTTGCTTTGAAATTTTCATAGTTGTAGATGTAGTCATTTTTATTCCTCGTCTTCCATTCTATCCATAATATCTTCGATGTCAACAGTTCCGTGCTTAAAATCATCCATAAGGCGTCGGGTATCATGACGCGCGCCTTTGTTCTTCTTCACACGGGTTTTCTTTACTGTGCGCTTGAAGTCACGATTATCGGGTTCTCTTCCTTTATAGTTTTCTGACATTTAAAAATCCTCAATATTCTCAATCAAATTCTTTAGTTTCTTTTCGATCATGTAAGACATAACCTTCGTCTTTGAGCCAACAGTTGGCTTTTCGAACTCTTCAAGTATCTTCTCTTCCAGATCCACAGGAATACAAGATAGATCAATGATAGACTTATTTCTGTCATAGAATGGCAACTCCTGAATGCGGTTATTCACGATGTCGTCCATAACTTTAGACATAACCTTGGTTGTAAGTCTCTTCTGTGACTTTTCTTCGTTCACGAAGGTATCATCATCAGAGAGAATGTTTGGAACTCCATCAGAGGAATCCCCACGGGCAATATGTTCCAATAGAAACATCTTTGGATTGTCCGCGTTAATGTAAGACTTCTTCAACGGACTGTATTGAAACACATTTTCAAATACACCAAGTTGCATGAAATCTTTATCATTAGATAAGATAAGAATCTTTTCCAACTTATGAAAATGCTTTGCAAGAACAAAGATGATGTCATCGGCTTCGGTTGTCTCAACCGTGACACTCTTGTATGGGAAAACTTCACGAATCTCCGAACGAATCTTGTGGAGACTATCGTAAATTGCATCCCAATCCATATCAGAATTACTCTGACTTTTCTTTCTGTTTTGCTTGTACTGTGGGAAGATCTTCTTACGCCAACAGTTACTTGAATCGTTACAGATTACAAGTTGACCATATTCACCACGAAATTCTGAATTGTACTTACGATAAGTATTCAGAACCATATGGCGAATATATTCTTCATTCAGTTCGGGGTAATCCTTCATTGATTGAAAGATACTAGCGAGAATTATTTGGTTGTTATCTAGGAGTATAATGTTGCACCTCTTTGCTTTATTATAAGCGAAAGAGTGAAGAAGTCAATAAATATTTACCCATTGGCTGCTATTACCGTCATTGATGTATTTGTAAATTTTCCCAGTATCAACATCTAGCCATTCATCTCCGGGATTTGCATTTGAGGGTGGTGTTGATGTAGAATAAAAATTAACGCCGCCACCAATTGCAGACCACCCAGTATGGGCTGGCGATGTTTCAGAAATTGTATAGTTGGCAACATATGTTTTTCCGTTATAATTAACAACATCGCCAGCGTTATATACGATGAGTATTCCGTTCTCATCATATGCTCGATACTTGCCTCTAAAGTTTAGTTTTTCAAAATTCATTTAATGGCTCTAAGAATTAGCGTATGTCCGTTGATTCTGCCCTTTGGCAAAGATTCTTTAGTATTGATTGCCTTCCATGCATTATTTATAGCACGGATACCATCTTTCTTTGCTACCTTGATAAAATCTGTGGGCTTCTTGACTGTCTTTTCCTTGGATTCATTTAGATCGAAACCAATGATGCTAGATCCCTTAACAACCAATCCACCCTGACTTGGATCACCAACAAACAAAGTAGCCTTACGAGTCTTTGTGTTATATGTGATCACTGTAGAAGCACCAATGATATCTTCTGGCATAATAGATTCTGCGCCAGTATTAGTATCCTTTGCAAGATACTTCAACTTCTTTACCAATTGTTCTGGCTTACGCTTCTTCTTCTTTCTTGGCTTTCTATTGCTCTTCACAATAGACATACGCAACTTTAGATGATCACACAGCATCTTATGAAAGTCATAAAACTTTCTAAGTTTTGGCTTAGAAAAGAAACTATAACCTTCTAAAAGTTCTTTGTTTTCTCCAAGAAGAGCCATCTTAAGTTCTTCGGTGCGTGGATCAAATGTTTGAAGCATAAACTCACAATGCATTCCACTTGGTTCAGCAGAAGTTAGCCATGCTTCAATATCGAATTGCTTATAGTGTGGTCTATTTCCACGAAGATATTCCATGTATTCATCAACTTGCTCTTCTAATTCAGAAGCAAGTTCACATGATTGCGCTCGAACACGATCTCGAACAGAAATAGTTTCTACTGGACTTTCATCAGTGGAAATCAATTTTCCCTTTTGAATAAGGGAAGCAATTGTTTCATCTACTCTCTGTTGAAACATAGGTGGAAGAATACAACCCTTGTTTGATGCTTGGCACTTTCCACCAATCGCTCTGAACTCAAATGCTTCAGTTCCTAACTTACGCAAGAATTCACGATCTGTGATCTTCAGTCGATCTGCATAATCAAGAACAGCAGAACGATAATCTCGTTCGCTGTATCGAACATTATACCAGTTCGCTGCTAGAGCAAGCGACCATGCAACTTTTTCAATGTCTGCAAAGTCTTCCTTGTTCCAAAGTTTCCAATTGGGTTCTTTACCGTAGAAAATGTCTTCAGTGTTTTGTTTAGTCATGGCTTATAGAATACGAATATCGGTTCATATTTTAGATAAGTTCCGTCAACTTTGCAATAGTTTTTACACTTTGGCACACCATTTTCATCAAGTCGATTCTGCCCCGGCATAGATTCTAGAGCCATCTTTAACATGCCCTTGTATTCCATACCAAGGCTCTCAAGAACATCTCTTGAATCTTTTTCAAGTGGAAGATACTCACCACTAATTAATAGGTCAGCAATATTCCATAATAGATAACGGTCGTTCTTAAGATACTCAAAGCAAGTTTGAAGAGTTGGCTTTAAGAAACCATCACGCCACGATTCATATGTACTGAACTTCTTATATGATTGTTCAGGATCGTCAGAATAGGCTTCACGATTGAAGTATGGTGGCGAAGTAAAGATAAGATCAATCTTTCCCTTATATTTCTGGAAAGATGGATTGTCCTTTATTACTTCTGAACCTTCGCAGAAAACTTCGAATGTATTTGTGTGGCTGAAGAATGGATTGCTTCGATAAGTTTTTTCATTGAAGAATGAAGCAAGTTGCCCATATCTAGAACCAGTTCCATGATGGTTGTCACTATTAGGATCAGTACCAATGTAGTGAATAACCCGATCATCACGAACAGACATAGCACCCAGAATACGACCTCCCCAACCGCTTGAAGGATCGTAGATATGAATTGCATTATCTTGTTTAATATGGTTTGTGTATCGCTCATACAAATATTTAGCAGTTAGAGGTGGGAAGTTTACAGCAACTTGAATATACCCAATACGGAAAGAAGCAAAACCGGCTGGAAATACTCGTTCGCCTTTCTTGTAAATCCGTATAGAATATACTTTATTGTCCTGTAGGTTCTCTGAATCAAATGTGGAGTAATGTCTGTATGACATCTTTGGCTTCCACATGACAAATTGATCTTTAGTGATCTGTAGAATATCACTCTGTTGAATCTGAAAGTATCCGGTGTTTAGACCATCTCGAATTTCAACTTCTTCTAGCATAAAGTCATATCCCTCAAAAATAGAAGGACTTCCAAAGAATGCTTCTAACCATTCTTCACCAGAATCAACATCAACGATTGCATACTTTGTGTTATGCTTTATGGCAGACAAAGCATGCCGATAAAACGAATCACGGCGAAGATGACGCATGGCGCCGCGAACAACACGATCTTGAAATTTGTCGTCTGCGAAGAGATCATAAACAGAATAACCATTATCTTTTTCTGTGTAATTGATACGAGTCTTCATCATGTTGGAGAACCACTGATCTGCTTCTCCACCAATTCTAGCCTTATTAATAATTACATCATCAACAGTTCCATCTGTGTTTAGATCATCAGTATGAGTAAACTGAGAAACTGGATATGTTGTCATCTTATTGAATTGATCAACAATATCTGTTTCATTCTTTCCTGTGCGTGGAGGACAACCATAAGTGTCCCACGAATACAGAATCTCTCCACGCATCTCCTTTACCCACTCCTTAAAATCATCAGGAGTCATTGCAAGAAGATCCTCAAAAAGTACATTGACTTTTGAGTTGATCATATAATCGTTTCGTTCGTAAAATCCGTAGTTATTCATGCTCCCACATTCCAAAATAAAACTGTTTTGTTTCGACTGGCATACTTCTTTATAAATTCCCAAGCCTTTGCATCATAGGTTGGTGCTGATGGAAATGGGGGAAGAACTGTTGTTGGTTTATTGAATGGTATTTTGCATTCATAAATCTTTGCTCTTCCGTAGTTTCCCTTATGTCCAACTGTAACAACATTGAACTTTGTTTCTGGCCATGCAAGTTGCAATCCGCGAGTAAGAGTACCGCTAGATCCAACCGTCCAAACTTCATCAGGAATCATACCGATATTATAACGAGCAACTTTAACAATGCAAGCCAAAACATCAGGATGATCTCCACCGATTGGAATCAATACACGATTGGTAGGATCTTCTTTTACATAGTCTTTGGCTCGCTTCTCTGTAACACTCAACATTCCATTTGGAACCCAACGCATATCTGCACCAGAAGCAATTGCTTCCTGCTGATATGGATGTAGTTTATTCATGTCTCGTTGAGCCATAAAGATTACAGCCTTCTTACCATGTCGAACGGCTGCTTTTGCAAAACTGATCTGAGCATAACCAGTAGCCGGAGAACTACCATACACAAACTCTTTGTATGGCCATGCTTCAATCATATGATCTATGAATCGCATCTTTGAACCACCACCAAGAAGATCATCGCGCACAACATAAATGCCCTCTTCTTGTGTAATAATAGGAAGAGGATTGGGATCTTTCCAACCCTCAACCATGCTCAAATAGTCATCGGGTGTTGCTAAAATCATGAGACATTTAGTTTACTAAAGTTCTTCTTCTTTTCAAGAGTAATAACCGTAGAAAACTTGTCAATCAGGGAGTCGGCTCTGTGTGAGATGACAAAGATGTTTGTCTTTGAATCTAATCCAGTTAGAAGTTTCATAAACTCCTCAGCACCCACGGCATCTAGAGATGAATCAAATACTTCATCTAGGATTAGAAGATTGCAGTTGGCACTATTCTTTACACGGGCAACTTCACGCCAAGCCAACAGAAGAGACAAGTCAATCCGCATCTTTTCACCTTCGCTAAAACTCATATAACTGAAGGTGTCACGATTACGGCTTTTAATTGTTTCATTGAACTCTTCGTCTAGATTGAACTGGGCAAAGAAGTCCATAGCAGACAGAAACTTGTTTACTGTCTTATTAATAATTGGCAAATAGTTTTTGATAATCTTGCCCTTGATACCAGAGTCGCGTAGAAGAATAGAAGCAATTTCCATACATCGAATATTTTCCTGAAGAGCCTTACGATCTTCAGTGATCTTGTCAATCTTGGTTTGGATCTTCTCTAGTTCTTTTAATTCAGATTCAATCTCATCACCGCTAACATTTGATTGCTCAAGATCTTTCGTCAGTTCTTTAATGTTCTTTAACACACCATCATAAGAAGTATTTAATTGAGCAATAGACAACTTAAGATTTCGAATCTCTTCTAAAGTCTTTTCGTGTTCTTCCAGTTGAGTTTCTTCCGAACTTAATTTAGCAGATAGTTCAGAAAGAGCATTAGTATACTCTTCTAACTTGCTATTCTTAGTCTCTACTTGATCTTTCTTAAACTCTTCAGTAATCGCCTGCTTGCATACTGGGCAATTATCATTGTCGTGGTAAAACCCAATTTCTTTATTGCAGTTGTCGTGATTTTGTGAAATCTGTGTTTTAAGTTTTTCAAGTGCTTTGATTACCTTTTCTGTCTTTGCTTTTGCCAATTGATCAAATGAAATGGAAGCAAGTTTTTCTTCTTGCTTCTTTTTCTTTTCCATCAGATCATCGCATGTTTCATTCAAAGTCTTTAGTTTGTCTTTAATCTTTCCGGTAGATTCACTGCTCTTATTTTTTAGTGACTGAATGAATTTCTTTTTGAGATTCATAGTCTCATTGTTTAAAGAAAGATCATTGTCATATGCAGAAAGGATAGACTTTGTTTGTGTTATTCTTCCTTTAAGAATTGTATTCATACTTGTGAATACATTGATATCAAGAATGTCTTCAATTACAGATCGTCTATCGGCAGCAGGAAGTTGCATGAATGGAACAAAAGAAGAACTACCAAGAATCACAACCTGCGTGAATGACTTGTAATTCATTCGTAGAATCTGTTCTTCAAAATGGTCTTGATAATCTTTATTCTTTGCAGACTGATTAATCATATTTCCATTGTGGAAAATCTCAAATACTTTTGGAGACAAACCACGACGAACAAGATACTTATCCTGTCCAATCTCAAAATCTAATTCAACTAAACAATCTTTCTTATTGATTGTATTTACAAGTTGAGGGATATTGATCTTACGGAATGGTTTGCCGAATAAAGCAAATGTAATTGAATCTAGAAAAGCAAAAGACTTACCGTTACCATTTGTACCAGAAACAAGTGTATTCTTTCGGGTATCAAGATGTATTTCAGTGAAGTTATTACCAAACGATCCAAAGTTCTTAAAACGAATTTTCTTAAATACGATCATACGGAAAGGCTCTCAATATAAAGTTCGTGAATCAACGACTTCAGTTTACCTTTATCTTCAGAAATTTCAAGTTTATCAATCTCTTCATTGATAATACTCATTGTATCTTGCGCCACATCAACCGCATCTTCTGATGTTTCAATCAGTTCCTCAACAATGTTTAGATTGATAACACCAGCCTGAACCATACGGTCTACCCACAGATCAAACTTAACAGGATCTGCCTTCTTTGCAACCAGAACCTTTACATAAGAATTCTTATAAGAAGCAAAATCTATACCCATTGGGTCGGACTTTGAATCATCGTAAACCATAACATGATAAATGCGATCATGGTTTTGAATAAATTCTAGTTCTCGTGTTTGTGTATCAAGAACATGGAACCCCTTGTCCAATCTGGCATCAGAGAATGTAATTTGATACTGTGTTCCTAAGTAGTGAACATTCTTCTTTGATGCTTTGCCATGAAAATGTCCAGATAGAACCATCTCATAGCAGGCAAAGATTTTATCTTCCATCCCACCTTCAAAGTTGATTCCCTGAATCACTTCATAACCATTCAGTTCAAAATGCCCGCAAATAATTGATGCAGGACAACTCTTGATGAATGTTTGAAATTGCTGTTCATTTTCTTTATTGATCCACGGAACCATAGCAATCTTGAGTCCATCGATCTCAATAACTGTTGGTTCTTCGTATAAGTAAATTGATTTATACTTATCATGGAACAATTCACGAATGCTGTTTACATGGTTTGTGTTCTTAAAGAATGTATCATGATTGCCTAAAATGCAATGAAACTCTACACCATTAGCATCAAACCACTCAACAAATCTCTTTCGAACTTCAGCAAGTGTATTGAAATTTACATACTTACGGCGATCCATTAGATCACCTAAATGCAGAACTTTAGTGATACCGTGTTCCTTGCAGTAAGGAAAAAATTGTTTCTCAAAAAATGACATGAAGTATTCAAGAAACAATGGCGAATCATTACGAGCGCCAAAGTGGGTATCATTAATAATTGCAATCTTCATTTCTTGCGCTTTTTCTTTTTCTTCTTTGGTTCAAACTTCATTATATCATTTTCTGATATTTGGAAGTGTTCAGTTATGGCTTCTTGAACAGTATCTTTCTCAAAATAGTTTTCCTTAAACCATCGGTGGAAAGATCCATCGTCTAGGAGTTCTGTCATCTTCAGTTTGACATATGCTTGTTTCTTTTCCTTTTCAATCCGTCTTAAGAATGCATAATAGATGATCTGAGTGAAATAGGAAAATGGATTCTTTGATTTTTCTGGGTCGAAGTTATGGGCATACATCAGGCAGTTTTCTATGCCGTCAGATACCATCTCTTCCCTATACGGATAGTTCATAAAATTGGCTTTACGGGATAGATGCTCCGCGATATTCATGAAGCATTCACCGATATAGTTTGTAATGGGAGGACGAGATTCGTCTGACTCCTCTGCATCTTTGCAGAGTTGCTTCCACTCTACCATTTCCTTATAGAAAGCCTTATTGTCAATATAGTGATCTTTTTTGACTTCTTCTACTTCCGGTTCTTCTATAACTTCTTCCAATTCTATATCTTCTAGATCGTCGTTTTCTTCTTGTTTCTTTTTCTTTTTAGCCATTGCATTTCCTATGTTGTTGGGAGAAAACTATAAAATCTACAGGAACATCCTCTGGATTCTTTTCTGCTCTCTTTTTTGCTTTTTCATATTCTACATCAGTAAGAAGAAGAGGTGTTACTTCTCCATCAGAATCAACATGTCCAACAAAATAATACGAACTATTTTCTGTTGGTTTTTTGTTCTTATTCAGTATTTTCTTTTTAGCCATAAGTTATTTCCTATGCGAGTATTATAACACGCCTATGAGAAAATCAAGAAAAATCACTTGATTTCTCTTGACGACTTTATTACACTTTCTGTGTATGGTATGAGAAAGATATTAGTTTCTCTAAGATACTTAATAATACTCTGAGTATTACATATACTCATCAGAGGACGGATCTGGGTTCCAGTCAGTCCATTTATTACCAAAATCTTCCCGGTCTTTTTGTTCTCCGGTATATTTTTGATCATTAATTGATTCACGATTATTTTTCTTCTTCTTCTTTGGTTTATCCAAGTTGAAGTGTTTTATCATATCCATAATATCACGGGGGTCAATCATTCCCTCGTTAATCATAAAAGCCAAGGCTTGTGGAGAGAAGACCATACTCATATGGATTACTTCTTCTTTTACTTTTTTCTTTTTCTTACCTGGCTTAGAATCATTCTTTTTTGGTTCTGATATGTCATTAAAAATAGTGTCAAACATTTCAGATATCATATCTTCATAGTCAGCCGCACTCATGTCTTGCTCAGGTGTAATCTTTGGTTTTATCTGATTAGTAAATTCATCAAGTGGTGTTTTTTCAAACCCACCTTGTCTATCTTTCTCAGCCAAATAATACGACACAACATCTTGAGTTGGTTCTAAAATAGTAGCAATAAAATCTGATGGAATGGTTGTTTCTGTTTGGTTACCAAATGCTAACCAATTCTTAAGAACAATACCTTCCTTTGGCATACCCATTGGATCAGGAAGCACTATTGATTTAAATACCATAGGCTTAAGAAGAGTCACTTTGTCATTTTCAGAACTAGCAATCTCAGCAATCAGTTCTTCACCACTTCTTAATTTGATTACTTTATAGATTTGTTCCATTCAGTTCTCCTTGAGTTGAAGCGACACCAACTTATACTTAAACTTCTCTTTAGTATATATTCGGATGCGTTCATCCATATGATTCAGTGAATGGTTTCGATACTTCTTATGTCGCAAGTCATCACCAATATCGTAAACATTCACCGCAGTTTTTGTTTCACTTTTGCGTAGACCTCTTCCAATCGATTGTAACACGCGTACAACAGATTTCGACGGGCTAGCAAATACGACATTGTGAATATTCCGAATATTAATACCAGTTGAACAGGTTCCATAGGAAGCCAAGAGAATTGAGTTGTCATTTCTATCTACTACCTTTCGTATTTCTTCTCGTTGATCCACATCAGTTCCACCGTGAATAAAGTAAATGTCTTTGTCTGGTATTTCTTTTTTGAACATGTCATATAGCGGTTTACCATGCAACTCTACAAAGTTAAACAGAACTAATGTATTACCTTTAAGACTAGAGCAAAGATTCTTTATAAATTTGTTTCGTTTGTTATTAAGAATGATCCACTTTATTTCTTCTTTGTAGAGCATTCGTTTTGCTTCTTCAATGTCTCGATCAGAGTATTGAAGTAGAATGCAGTCAATAGACAGATTTGATAAGAGGTTCTTTTCAATGAGTGTAGCGGTTGTAGTAACATGTAATACCCTTCCAAATAATCCCTCTACCACTAGTTTGTGTGTATGGGTTCCATCAAGTGTTCCAGTTGTACCAACACGAATTGGGCAACTTGTAAGTTTGGACATAAGTGATGATAAAGATTTGGCTTTAAACAAGTGACATTCATCACCTACTACCATGTCAAATTGATCAAAGAATTCTTTTGGCATCTTATAGATGCTTTGCCAAGTAGAAATAACCACACGCTTATGTGTGTCTTTTTCTTTACCAGATGAAATGGTATAGCAATGTCTTCCAACCGACCATTTATTTTCCTTTGAGTAATCCTCAAAGTCGCTGTACATCTGTGATACAAGACCAACAGTTGGAACTACAACTAG